ATAGCAATCATATTGCTTGGGCACTACATCAAGTACCAGGAAAACTACGAAAGCTTGGATGAATGGTGGGTGGACGCTTCAAGGTTGCATTTTGTCACAGAGGGTGATGACGCTCTGATCCCAACTGATTTTTGGACCGATGTGGCCAGTGGGCTAGGCATGAGCTATAGTCTCGTGTCCGAATCCGCAGGCCCGGGCGGTTCCGATTTTCTGAAGCGTGTCCACCTGCCGATTAGGAATGCGGAAGGACTACCTTTTTCGTTGATTAACACTGTGCGAGCGTTGCGATCGTTAACTTATGTCAAACTGGCCTCGACTAAGAAGAATAAACGATTGTTTTTGCTCCGCGCCAAGGCTTTGTCGTTTCATCATGCTGCCCCCGGACATCCGATACTTTGCGCGGTAGTACAGCGTATCGGTTATCTGACAAAAGGGGCACGACGCTATAATGGATGGGAATCAGATTTCCGGAAGAATAGCAAGTGGAACGCCCAAACCATGTTACCCGATGAGATAGAGAAGTGTTTTCCTATCAGTATGCCCACCACCGAGATGCGTGCAGCGCTGGCAGTTTCACCTTGCGTTGAAATACCGGCAATTTCAGTGGAGGAACAGCTGATTTTGGAGGACGCGTTTTCGCGATGGGACGGTCAAACCCCTGTCGAGTTAACGCCCAGCTGCTACTCTTATCCCGAGTATCCTTCAATGTTGGCTTCGGCCGACGACAATCAACCTCGAGCGAATTACGGCCGCTCGAATGAAACAAACCAGTTCTTGTTGGCGGGACTGGTTCATGGTTTTCAAGAAAAAGCCGACTAAATGGCCGCCTAGTGGCGACCCGTGGCAATAAATAACCACGAAACACTTCGTCTGAGTGTTTAAACACAGACTAAATGGCACGCCTGGTGGCGACCCGTGGCGATAAATAACCACGAAACACTTCGTCTGAGTGTTTAAACACAGACTAAATGGTGAGATAGGTTTTCACCCGTGGCAATAAATACCCATGAAAAACACCTTGGTCAATTTTACCAAACGATGCGCCGTTAAGTCATCGTTAACCAGGGTGAGCCTGAGAAGGCTTTATAATATTGCGTGTCTCTGCGCTGTGCGACTGCGTAGAGATTCCACACGCC